GTTGGTGGTGCTGCCTACATGGTTATGCGTAAGCAGCAGCGGAAACTGAGAGCGTAGGGGTGGCGCCGGGAGGGGGTCTGTTCGCGGCTCCCTCTCTTGGCGATATTACCATGTCACGAGATAGTCGACGTGCCTCTGGTGGAGTGTGTGCATCGGAAATGTACGACACTGTTGGCCCAGCTCGGGTTGGGATTGCCGGATGTGGTCACTAACCATGATTGTATCAATAATGAGTTGGTGAGTTTACATAACCGACATCTGGTAGATAAGTTACCCTACCCGGACTGGTTGGAGATTGGTGAAAGAGGACAGGTGAAGTTTGTGGGGGGGATGATCCTCGGGTATTCTCAGGCTGACGTTATGCGTATTCGCTGGGAAGTGGCTGAGAGTTGGGTTGATGGTAGACAGGTGGAGCAGTCCACCATTTTATCCACCATCAATAAATTCTCGGGAGCAAAACGCCAGGCACTCTTTCGGGGTTGGCATAGGAATACCTGGGGCTTGCCGCAGGGACGTGTGGACGCTTTTGTTAAAGTGGATTACTATTCCGAGGAAGATCTGGAACAAAAACCCCCTAGGATGATACAGTATAGAGGGCCTGCCTTCAATATAGAATTGGCCCCTTGGCTAGGGCCAGCCGAGGAGATGTTGTTGCATGGTCCCGGCTTAGGGCCTACTCGTTTACCTTCCTGTTCCAAAGGGATGACTCCATTGGAACGGGCGCAGGTGATGGCTGATAAGCGTTACTACTTTAGTGATCCGGTGGCTGTGTGCATGGACTACTCTGCTTTTGATAGCACTCAGTTCACGCATATATTGCGCCAGGAGCATGAGGTGTGGAAGCTGTTGTGCCCTGGAATTAATTCACGCCTGCTAAATATGCAGTTGTTTAATAATTGCAGGACCAAGAATGGCGTGCGGTATCGGACGGGAGGGACTAGGATGTCAGGGGATAGGAATACTGGAGGCGGGAACTCCGTAACCAACGTTCTGAACTTCTATACGATCTGTAGGATGTTGGGAATAGAAGCCGAGTTCTTGTGTGACGGAGACGATTCCGTGGCGTGGATGGAGCGAACAGATGCCCAGCGGTTTATGCGTGCCGCTGAGCCTATTGTGGGTAAGGTGTTTGGCATGATCCTCAAGGATTGCACTCTCGTAGAGAGTGCAGACCAGGAGTATTATTGTCAGCACAAGAA